GAGAATCGAAGATAAGAAAATGATGGACAGAATGTACGCGTTATTAATGGAAATAACAGAAATGGAAGCTAGCTTCTGCTCTGTACAGAGAACTGAAATAGTTGAAAGGACATTAAAGTCCAACTATCAGGTTTCAAATTCTGTACTGCTTGAAGATTTCTTGAATGATGTTGAGTAGGGTGTCAAGAATATTAAAGAGTTTTATCGTAAGAAAAGATAGAACTCTTCAATATTTGATTAAAAGAAATTATGATAAATCCCACTATCATAATTTCTTTTTTTTCTTTTTATAATACATAATAATAAATTTACATTATTATGAAAGAAGGTATTTTAATGACTGGATTTAATAATTCCAATATGACTGAGGAACAGAGAGTTCAGTCAGCTCTTAAGGTAGTTAAAGAAGAGTTGATGAGAATTATGTGTCAGGCAGAGATACAGTGGAAAGATTATAAGAAATCTGGTGATTTGAAGAGATCACAGGTTATAAAAGATATTTATAACCAGTTCCCATTCCTATCTAAGTATATGGATCAGGATAAGCTTGTTAAGACTATTTATGAGATGATTGATAAGCAGATGGATAATATGGATAATCTTCTTAATAAACCAGAAGATAATAAATAAGATAAATTTTTAAGTATAGGGTAGGAGCATATGTCTCTACCCTATACTTAATTAATGTTACGTAAGGCTTTAAAATCAACTGTGAATTATCAATTCACTATTTATATATAGTAAAAATAAAATAATTAGGATTTTCCTTTCTTTTATTTTTACTATACTGTATAGAGATAATTTAAATATTAATATATTTAAAATAATTATAAACCATAAATATTTCATGATATAATTTACTTACTATATTAACAAATTCGATATCTTTATATTTATCTTTATAATACTTATAATAAAATTCATCTATATTCTTTTCTGTTAATTTGGGAAATAATTGTAAACTAATAGGAGTATTAGGAATATCATCATTATCTACAAATCCTGTTATTACTTCTTTCTTAGTAAAGAATAAATCATAATCATTTTCATCTATAGTAAATTTATTCCATTTATTACTATCTCCTATTAATCTAATCATATTATTTATTTTTTTCTCTAATATCTCTATAGTCTTATTATCAGTATTCAATACCAAATTCTCTTCTAAGTTCTTTTTAGATTCTTTAATCTTTTTAAAGTATATACATTTTGTATCGGGATATAATTCTTTTAATAGATTAGAAAAATCTGGATCTAATTCTAATATAATCTCACTTACTTTTTCATCATTAGTTTCTTCTCCACCAATACAGTATGTATAATCTAAAATATATACATCTCTATTTAATACTCCACTTACTTTAGTAATTAATGTATCTAAATCAGTTATTCTCTTAGCCATAGTTATTATGCTTCCTTTCTTATCTTTTTACACATAGATTCTACTGATGGTAAATTTAACCATTTATTACCAAAAGTTAATATATTACCAGTCTGATAATTATCCATAATCTCCTTACCAATATCACCACTAAATGTATCACTATTATCTTTTACTATATGAACATCTGTAATTCCTCTATATTTTAATTTTCCACCTCTTACATCAAATTGAGATGAATCTACTAATAGCTTAAATAGTAATGTAGTTGGATCTATATTAATTACTATAATACAAGATGGATAAAATCTACTCATATCAAAATCAATAGAATAATTAAATAAGAAATTTGTTTTCTTACCAAATAACTCCATACCAAAATTATCTATTAATTTTGGATTACCTACTAATGCTCCCTCGAATGTTGATTCATCCTCTAGTGTATTAGCTATAAATGCTGTACTAAAATTATTCATATTATTACCAACTACAAATCCCTGTTTCATATATGATTCATATTGTACATATCTTAATTTTATACTCTGTTTAAATACATCTTCGTATGGTGTTATATTTACATAGCTTGTTAGATAATAAGTGGCTAAATCATCAGTTCTATTATTTATTCCAACTTGAAGAAGAACGTCTTTTATATTATAAAGAATATATAATAAATAATCTCTATACGAAAGAGTCTTAATAGTAGCAACTTCACTATAATCTAACTTTTCATCATTAGTTTCTTTTTGTGCTATGTAAGTAAGTTTATTAGACCTTAATTCCGATTGTCCTTTTCTTAATGCTGCATAAATAACCATCTGGTCTACAAATATTGTATATGACGATAAATTAAACCAACTTGCTTTTTCTTTAATAGCAAAATGTATCATATCTCTTTTATAATAACATTCCTTAATAGGAAAATCTTTATGACACATTATATCTTTTGGATCTACTCCAAGTGCAATAAATCTATCGTGTATATAAGGAATATCAAAATCCATATTCCAAATTCCAATCATATCAAGTTTTAATAGATTAATTAATTGGAATAGATGAATCAACATCATTAATTCATTTTGATAAAAATTAATATGATAATTAAATCCTGCATAACTTTCATCAAATTTCTCATGTATCTTTTTTAATAATTCATCTGTATTATTAGACCAGTATTCTTGCTCAGCCATTCTATGAGCATAATATTTTTGTTTTATTTCTTCTTCTTTCTTTTCATAATCAGTTTCAGGTTTTACTCTAGGAGCTTTATAATCTACTCCAGTAAGAGCAAATGTATAAACATCTTTCTTATCTACATCTATAAGAGTAACTAAATCTATTGGATTATATGTTGGGTCTGCTGGACCTTCCATAATATCTACCTCTATATCTAAGAATCCTACTGATAGATGTTTAGGTCTTTTATTATCGTAATTATTTTTCCACTGTAATCTTTTATATGCTCTTATATCTATATCCGAACCAAACACATATGGATATAATAATAATTCATTTAATCTTTTATAATCTCTAGTATCAAAGCATTGTCTAATAAATCTTTTTCCTTCATCTCCTATATTATTAGCAATCTCATATAATATATTTCTTTCTTTAACTTCTACTGGAATAAGATTCTCTAATTTCTCATAAGTTTTATTATATTTATGATTTCTACATTCTGGTTTTTCAAAATAAATTATCCTAGATGGTTTTTTCTCTATAGATAAATTTTTTTCTCCTGTATCTAAATTTTTCCATATTGTATAAATACAATCATCTTCACCTTTATTATTTACATATTGGATATCTATTAACATCCCGTTATCTTTAGTTAAGTTCATATTACTTTATATCCTCACTTATTTATATTATGATGTATGTGACCATTATTATAGGAAACTAACCCCAAAACATCACAGTAATCCAATATAAAAATCAAGGAAGGGAAATTTTTTAATGAGTGATTATTATAATATTGAAAAATCTACTTCTAAAAGATCTAAAAAACAGGAATTACTAGATAGACTAGAATCAATAGATGTTGACTCTGAAGTATTTTCAGATGAGTCTTCTTTTCTCCCATCTTCTACTATGAAGATAAAAGATAAGAATAAATCTGATTATGATTTATCTGATAATTGGTTTAATGAAATGATGTCGTATCAAGATATTAAACCAAATAAAAGTCGTAGTTCTGATGTATTTGGATTAGAAGAATTAATATCTGGTAAAAAGAAAAAGAAGAAGAAAAAAGAAGGTAAGAAAGATGAGATTGATTTTAAAAAAGAATTTGAACCAGAATCTTTCTTATATAAAAATCTTCTTGTGGAGCAAACTAGATTTACAGAAGCATTACAAAAAGAATATGATAATATCAAATCAATGAAATCTACTGCTAGAGGTTCTAGTAAGCAGATTACTGATTTAATATCAAATATTACTAATGCTAGATCATTATCAATGCAATTGGTTGATAAGCAAGTTAATATAAAGAAGCAGGTAGCAGAATTATCTATGAAGCAGAAAAAAGAATTAAATGGTGGAATAGATGGTGAAGATTTATCCAGCTTCGGTGCTAACTATCTTAAGAATCTTCTTAATAATAGAGCTGTTTTATATGATGGTGGAAATGGTGCTCCCGAAGTATCAGAATATTCAGAAGATGAGATGTTTAATAATATCAGTAATATTCTTGATAGTGATGAAAATGCAAAAAGAGATGATGAGACAGAATTATATCTTAAATATGAGAATAGAAATGTAACTGTTTATGTATATATAGAGAATGATGATGTTGAAAATTATCAATTTATTGCTAAAGATGAAAATGGTGATGAGATATTTGATTATCCATTACCTAATCATACGTCAATAGGAGTAAATAGATCTACTAATATTGCTACTGATGTATATGGTAAAAAATATCCTATTATATGGGGATAAAAAGATAAATAAAGATGATAGATAAAATAAACTCTATCATCTTTATTAATTATAATTTTACTTCACCTCTTACTTTAACTTGTAGATATTGATTATCATAATCTGGAGAAGTTGCATAATTACTATTAAATCCACCATTACTATATAATTTAATATTCACAAAATCTAAAATATTATCTGTAGGTACTACTAAATTAGTAGTAGATGATATAATAGTATTATTACTACATTTCTTCATTAAGTCTACATAAAGAGTATCATTATTTTTTGTCTTTATAGGTAATTCTATTTTTACAATTAATTCATTTACACTTGCTAAAGTAGCATTACTCTTAATAGGAATATTCTTAGTAGCTTCATAAGTATAATCACTTCTAAGATTTATTCTCCATCCATTTTTCTTATATATCCATTCAAATGCAGGATAATTATATTTAACTACAGATTCTGAAGATGCTGTTAAAGTATTTAAATCTTTAGGCATATTTTCAGGGTCCCATATAATATCTTTATCTCTTACTTTGACAAAAAATGGTACATAATTTCCATGAATTGGATCATGCGATAATATCCAACCAGATGGACAAACTTTATCTGCCATAAAATTATTATAATTCCTTTCTTATTTCTACATTAATGCTTTTACTAATTCAGGATAGAAATTATTCATACCTTTAATAGTTTTAGTAACATCTGTTATTATTGGTTGATTTACTATAAAACTACCAGTCAGTGATGAAGTTACTGTAAATAAGAAATATGGTAAAGTTTCTATTCCAAATAAAGAAGCTGTTCCAAATGTATTCATATAACACTGAGTAAAATATCTAAAGTTTAATCCTTTTAATCTAGGATTAAGATTAGATAAAAATACTATTGTCTTAGCTATATCAGTACAGTCATTATTATCCATATCATCTTTAATTAATAATAATTCTCTCTTATCTACAAATTCTCTTGTTTCTATTACATTAGATGAATATGTAAAATTAACATCATCATTATTACTCTCCCATACTCTAGTTAAGAAATAATAAGAAATAACAAATGCTGCTTTAGTATATAACATTGGATCTATAGATATAGCATATTCCTTATTTAATATTCTTAATATCATACTTGTATATATCTTAGAAGATAATCTCATTAATCCTAATGACTTTCTTATTTTCATAGGATTTTTATTATACTCTAATGCTATATAAGCACCTTCCATTAATACATATAAATCTTTCATACTCATATTTAAATATTTATCATTTGAATTATTTTCCGATGATGTTAATGTACCAAAACTATTTAAGAATATATACGCTCTTAATCCTGTAGATGATTTCATAATAAAAAATGGTAATACTTGAGGCATCCTCATATCTTTAGGAGCCATCATAAGTATTATACTATTATTATAGAAAGAATCTAATACTGCATCCACATTAGGAGAAATTTTAGTTCTATTAATATCATTAATCTGATTTTCTATATGACTTTTTTCTATTCTAGTACCTTCTTTAACTGCTTTTATCATTATTTTAGTTAATGCACCATTAGCATTAAAGGTATTATAAAGAATAGCATCTGATAATGAAACCTCTGTAAATAAAGAATATTTACGAGGTGTCTGATAAAGGTCAATCATATTTATTCATACCTTTCTTTTTATTAGTTTAAAACCTTGTTTTCAAGGCTATTTATTAGTAAAACCCTCAAAAAACACTCAGTTAAATACAGACTATAAGGAATTTCCTTATGTTAAATAGAAAGAAAGGAGGCTATTGAATTAATGCCTGCTGACCTTCATGAGTTATTAAGACCAGCTTTAATGAATAATACATTTGACTATAAATGTATGGAAGATTCATTATTAAAAGCTTATTATAATTCATATACCTACTTATATAAAAGACAAGTAGCTGAAGTGAATTATAATGAATTCTTTTATTATACTAATGATATAGATAGTCGTAAAAGACACGAATCAGGGAGATTTTATTTAAATAAATCATTACAACCTGTGTTTGAAATAGACTATGATATTATTGGTAATATTAATAGAGAAGAATATAGAAGAAGTAGATTTTATCAAAATGAATTTACTTATATGGATATGGTATATAATCCTCAAATATTTTCTCAATTACCTATAGTAATTATAGATAATAGAGTAATTTATGATTATCATATATCAGTATCTGAAGATTATACAAGATTTAGATTACCATTCAAAAGAGATTTTGTATTAAAGAATCCAAGAAACTCTATAAATGATCACGTTATTTATCAGAATCATAGAGTTCAAGTTATTACTATAGATAATACTTTCTATAGTAGATTTTTTTATAATACAGGAACTCTATCTTATGATACTAATAGAAAGACTATTACTCTATCTAAACCGAGATTAGAGGATGAGATAAAAGTTAATGTAACTAACGATACTAATAAGTATTATTTATCTAAATATAAAGTAAATAATATAAGTGAATTATCAGAGGTAAAAAAAAGTTCATTAGACATAGAAACTAAAAGAAGATTAAAGAATTTGGAAATTCCTAATCCTTCTAATGGTACATTTTTCGTATCTTTTCATTTTCTTAATGATAAAAATAAAGAGTATGAATTAGGTACTTCTTTATTAGAATTAGAAGATGATGGTAAAGGTACTTATACCTGCAATTTACCTGATAATATATCTACTAAGATAAAAAATCATCCTTATGGAATTTATGTATCTATTAATTTCTTTAGAGGATTACATAAGCATATATTTTATGATAATAGTAATATTAATAGATCTGAAAATAATATGTTAAAATTAATGGTTATTGAAGATGATAATCATAAACCATATAAATCTCCTATTCCTATTGAGAATATGATGATATTTAAAAAAACTTCTGATAGAGATGAATTTTACTTAGAAAGAAATACAGAATCTATTAAAGTAATAAATACTAATATTTATAATATTCATCAAGAAGAAGATTTATTAAATGATTCTAATATCCATAATGGAATTAAGAATGGAGTAGAATATAAAGCATATTATTTCTATTATGATATTCCTAATTTACAATATAGATATAAATTTAGATCATTTGCGGATTTCTTTAGAATAATATATTCTGATAAGAGTCTTGAAGAAATATGTACATTATTCCATTATCATAAAATGAATCCTGTTAATGATAGATTGCCTAATAATAATTTGGATTTAACTGAAGTATATGATAGAGGAATAAGAGATACACAACCTAAAGATACAAGTGATTATAATGATATCAAATATCATGAAAAAATAGATCTAATAGGTAAATCAGAATATCCACCATTCCAGTTTAAATCAGAAACTCTTAAAAAGTGGATTAAATCAGATCAATGGATTTTAAAAGATTATGTAATAGATCAAAAGAAACTAGGAGCTTCTTATTATCTATTTACTAATACATTAAATTTATCTGATAGATTAAGAAGAGATACATCTAAAGAATTAGGTTCTGGTAATTTATTTAGATTCGAAGAAGATAGATATGTATTTGCATTTAATAATTCAAGAGAATATCCTACTAACTTAGATGCTAGAATATTTGTAGATGGATTATTGGTAGGAGATGTATATCAAGAAAGACAAAACTTCTTAGAGTATTTTTATATTCCAGCTTCTATGGTAACTAATGATAGTTTTATAGAATTAGAATTATTCCCTAGATATAAATATAAGAATAATTTTAAATTTACTAATACTACTGACCATAAAGATATAGAATTACCTCATACAGAAGAAAAGATATATCCTACAGCTAAAGATATTATTATATCTGAAAATACTTCTAATGGTGAATTAAGACACGATTTAGATAAATTTGATGTTATCTGTCATTATGAAATTGGTGGTGATTATAAATATGAACCAATTAGAGATAGTGATATAAATAATCCAGTAGATTTAAATAATATTCCTTATAGATTTACTAGATTAAAATCATTCACTATTAATGCTAATGATAATAGTGTATTGAATAAAGATTTATCTATTAATATATCTAAATTACCATTAATAATTAGATTTATTGCAGATGTTGCTGGATATGGATTTATAGAAATAACATCTACAGAATTTCAATTAAATACTGAATATTTTAGAATATTTAGAAATGGTAGATTAATTTCTCGTAATAGATATAGATTAATTACGGGATATGGATATCCTAAGATTTTGATACAACAGTGGTTAGAGCAAGGAGATATTGTCTATATTGATATTACTCCATATAGGTATTTTAAATTATATAGTACTGAAAATATCATAAGACAAGATAGTGTTAGACAAGATGAAGATTATACTAATATAGTATTAAATCTAAAAGATCTACCATTATCAAAACCATTTGATATTAGGTATTATGATGTATATCTTAATGGAAGAAAATTAAGTATTAATAACGTATTTAATATAGATGATTATACAATTACTCTTGTTAATATTAAATCTAAATATGATTTAGAGATATATGAAAGAGAAAGAGATTTTGAATACTTTGGATCTAATTATAGAGGATTATTTGATGGATTTGGTATAGTAGAAAAATACTACTATGATGGAACTATTAATAGAGAAGAGATGAAGAAATATCTTCACAATAGTGTAGAAGAACAAAAAGACCATAGATTAAATATATATCCAAATACTTTTGATGAAGATAGATTTGATCAAGGGTCTATAGATTTATTCTATGCCATATATTTCTTATTCTATTATGATGATTTAATTCCAAAGCATTTCTATAATCCAGATGTAAAACAGATAAGTTCTAAGTTAATGATAGAAAACTTTATTGAAGTATATAATAAGTTTAGAACTTCTCCTGTAATAATTCAAAGTAATAATGATGAAATAGCTAGAAGAGAAAATTATCCAGAAGTATTATATTTAGATCCTGATGATTGGGTAGATTCTTCATTAGGTACTCCTCAAAGAAATCAAGATAATGGTCAAGTATTAACATGGATAATAGGACACCCAGATGAAATAGTTGATAAAGATTATAAACCAATTATTCCATCAGATTCTAACCTAATATAAAAAAGAAAGGAATGATTTAAATAAATGCCAGGAATCCAAGATTTGAGAAGTAGATTAAAACCTATATTTGAAGCTAAACCAGATATGAGATTTGCTACTTCATTTCTTAGTATAGAGAATAGAGATTTTTCAGTTAATGGTGAATCCATAATGGATAAAGCTACTGGTGAAATATTTACTAGAAGAAAGACTGATGGTAGAGTAGTAAGTTTCTTCCAGAATAAAAAATATCTTCATGATATGATGATGGAAATGAGATTATTGCTTAATAATAATCCTTTCTTTAAATATCCTACAGTAGCAGATAAAGATGCTTATTATGTCAATACTGATTATGATGTAATGAGTATTAATAAAGAAAAAGATATAAATATCTTAACTGATAATATGGTTATTGATAATACTGATTCTCATAACCAATATAAATTAGAATTTAAGATATCTAAGAAATCAAACGGTTTCTTTATGAGATTAACTTCAAGAGATTCAGATAAAGCTATTATAGAATTTCTTACTAATAGATATGATTCATTATTAAAAAACTATAGTGGATCTAATTCTGAATTTGTAACAGAATCTCATAAATTTAATAATATAGAAAAATGGAAAGATACTAATGCTTCTATTAATTATACAATAACAGTTACTACAGCCGGTAATAATGTAGATTATCAAGTAATTGATTATTGTAGAATAAATGAAGAGAGTTGTATTAAATTACCATCTAGTATTACGGAATCAATATTAGAATCAGCTGATTCTATTAAAGTATCTATTAATAAAATTAACTATGATAAAATTCATTTTATGATTACTCATAAAAATGATATTAGTGGATTAGAAGCAGAACATAAAAGATTCTTATATCCGGATAATAAAGTATTTATTAGATATATTAATATATCTTCATTTGTAGATAAGAGTATTGATATAGAACTATTAGGAAATGAATTTATTGTAGCTATGGTAGATATTCCATATTGTAATAGATATATGGATAAGATGAATACTCTTATTACTAATGGTGGTGGACAATTCTTATTATCTACTACAAGACCCGATAGTAGTAAATGGAAGACTAATGGTGTGTGGGCTGAACACTGTAGAAATTGCTTTAAAGGTGGATTTGAGATTGATAAATCATCAGAAACTGATTTAAAGCTATTAGAAGATTATATAGCTAAAGATACTAATATAGACTTCTTATATATTACTACTCATAATCTTGATAGTACAGATATTTATGCAGAGGAGATATAGAGAATATGGGATTACAATTATTTGGAGTTCAAAATCTAACATATAAAGATAATAATCAAACTAGTAATTATCTTCTAGCTGGAGATGATTCACATGTATCTACTGTTAATACACCCAATACAATACCTGAATTTGGATATATTACTCCAGCTCAGTTAATTGATTTTATAGCTACTGATGCATTAGCAGATAGGTTATCATCTAAATATAATAAAGCTGAAGTTAATGTACTTTTAGATAGTATTAGAAATATGATTAGACAGATGATACAAGATATGAAAGATGAATATAAGAAAGGTGGTAATTAAACTATGCCTAGAAAATTACCAAAAACAGTCGCTGATACTTTACTTCATGTAAAGGATACAGATTTAACTGAAAAGATAATGATGCCTATAACTCGTTACAGGAACATACTAAATGCACCTAATGTTATAAAGAATCCTACAGATGTATCAGGTGCTCCTTTTGTATTATTAGAGCAATCATCTGAAATTATATCTGTAGATAAGATAAGAAAAATGTGTGGTAGTATTATTTAGAAAGGGGTTATGTTTATTATGGAGTATTATAGTAAAGACGAAGTTAATGAATTAATAACTAAATTAAAAGCAGAATTAATTGCAGAGATTAGAGCTGCTAAAGATGAAATTAAACGTGACTTAAGTGAATAAAGAAAGGTTGGTAAAAATATATGGCTGATAAGGTAACAATGAAATTACAAACACCTGCTGATGGTGCTGGTAGAAGAAAAGATATACATCTTATCACGAGTAGTGATGAAGTTATTATTAATCCTGATACAAGTGATTCAATGACTCTTACTGAGAAATTGAAATCTCTTACTGATATAAAGATACAGAGAGATAAACCAACAAGTCCAGGATTATGGGCTAGAATAATAGATTAATATATAGGGATGAGAAACATAATAATCTCATCCCTATATTTACTTATCCGTATTTTAATCTCATATATATATATATTATTTTTGTGTAATAATAAAAAATTGTTTTAGTATCAGTAATGATACAGAAAGGAGTTCTTATGAAAAAGAACTATTTTGCAACTTTATCAACTATATTATCTGTAGCTTACAAGGTAACATTTATTCTCGGTACAATAGCTGGGATAGTGTTATGGGTATTCTGGTGGATGGACTACAAGAAGTTATTTCAGCAGAATATGGGAGAGGAGATTAATAAAATCTCCGACCCGGAAAAAGAAATTCCCAATGAACCTGTTATGAATAGTTGGATAAGGGAATGGAATGAAGAAATAAAGCCTGAGCTTGATAAAACTTGTAAGTCAGCTTATGAGGTTGAATATGATGAAGATGATAGAGAGTTATATTAATTTATAACTCTCTGTTATATCTAGCTTAAAGAATTGGTTGGTTGAAATATATCAACCTATTTTTTTTATAAATTATTTATATTTACATATTATTTTTTTGTAACTAATAAATTTATATTTATAAGAAAGGAAAATATAATTATGGAAAATTTAGATATGGAAAAGATTAAAGAAATAGAAGATGCTGCTGGTATAATATTAATAGCTGATGAAAATGAAAAAATGGTAAGTGATGATATTGAAAACTTAATATCATCATTGAAGAAATTTTCTGAAAATAAATATATGATAGAAGAATTATTAGCTAATGTAGATATACTTCTGTATTGGGATTTTGTAGATATGGATGATATAATTGCAGGTAATCTAGTAAGTTTTATTGAAGATGTCTTATCTTTATTTGTAGGTGAATATACAGATTATATGAATTATGTACAAGACGGTGAAGATTACTTTATTAGTAATATTACCAATAGTTTAGAAGAAGACGATGATTCATCAAAGAATATATTAATATCTGATATATTAGCATTATTATTTTATTTAAAGTATATCAATATGAAAATAAAGATAGAAGCAGATATTGAGAAAAGTAATAAGTAACTAAGAAAGGGGTTTAATTATGAACAGTAAACCGGCAATTGTAAAAGAAACTGATGTATTAAATAACATCAATATTAGTGAATTAAAGATATTAGTTGATGGATTAGTATGTACCGAATTGAAAGTGAATATGTATGGAATGGTTGATGCATATGAACATAAGCGTTGGGCTATAATGAAGAAATATGCTGATATATGCATCAATAAGAATACATGGGGTATAATAAGTCCTGCCGAAATAGATAGAGGAAATAAAGTATTTGATACATTGATATCATATCTTGATAGTAATTTAATCAAGAAGCTAAAGAATAATATAGAGAATGATAGTAGTTTGAATAGTGATAATTATGAAGATTTATTAAATAAAATAAATGAGATTAATATATCATTTGATGATGGATTCTTTAGAAGTAACTTTAGGAAGTTAGCTATTAAGATGAATCTCATTTATGTATTCGCAGATTATTCTGTAAAGAATAAATATCTTAAGAGAACTAATAATTTGACTTTATAATATTATTGAGATAGGGTTATATAACCCTATCTTTTTTTTATCCGTAATTTAATCTTATATATATATATATATATATTATTTTTCTGTAATAATAAGTTGACCTATCGGCTTAACGGGGAGAAAGTGAGATTTTTATGATAAAAATAACAAAAGCTCGTGGATTTCTAGATAACGAGAGTTATCGTAAAGAAACATGGTTTGAATTAGACGGTATTACAGGCTATTGTATAAGGGAAGAGGGTAAATATTATCCAGAAATATCTGCATCTATACAAATAGTCTGGAATGGGTCTAATATCAGCTATAATGGTGAATATACTATCATTGAAGGATATGAAATACCGTCAGATAGACATTTAAAAGAACTATCTGATGAGTTTGAGCCATCAATATATGATAGTATAAAATCAGATAATAATGAGTTATACTAAACTCATTATTATCTCAAAAAAAAACGAGAGATGTTTGAAATATAACACCCTCTTTTTTTATCCGTATTTTAGATATCTATATATATATCATTTTCATGTAATACTAAAATAAGTAGTTCTTTAAAGGAGGATAAACAAATGAGAAAACATACAACAATCAATACTAACTGTGGTAGAATTTATATAGAGCTTGAAGCTGGCAAACTTCTATATATTTTTAACCTCTCAGATAATTCTTTGATATATAAGAATGATGATTGGCGAAATGGTTTCGACCAATCAAATATAGATTTATATTCAGAAGATTTCTGGGATAAGTTGTATGATAGATTTAATATTACTGACGGTCCATTCGTCAGTAATATTTTAGAGGGACCAGAAAACTAATCTGGTCCCACAGCTTCGGCTGTTTATTTTTTTTTATGCTCCGTATACTCTGTATATAATATTCAAGTCTTTATTGAGATTTAAGTACTCTGGATTAATACATAACTTAGAGAATAATCTTACATCTCTATACTCACCATAATCAGCGGGATTACTTCCTTTAACATACTGACCTGTAAATAATGCTAATGTATTAATTCTAGTTCTATCCTCTTGCTCTATATTAATAAACCATTCTTTTACATCTTTCTTATTTATCTTTAAGAAAAACTCTGTGAAACTTTCTACAGTATTTAATCCAGCTGTATTACTCCATACACTATCTGATGGAACTAATACTTCATTCTCTTCATCTATTATATCTTCACCAGTTTTCCATATATGCTTAATAACCGGATCGTTTTCAAATCTCTTTAAGTAATAACCAGTTACTCCATCACTATTTGTTTTTTTACCAAAATACTGTAGTCTTTCTTGAGAATTTAATACAGCTTGAGTAAATCTAAATGGTAACATGGTTCCTGTTACTGTTAATCCATCTGCATTAACTTTACTTAATTTAATACCATTTTCTCTATAATCAGGTTTATATATAGTAACATCATTTTCTGCTGTTCCTGTTATACCAATACCAAATAACTGTACATAATGACCATATCTATATAGAGGATTTTTAGTACCACCTGGAATATCATATGTTTCTGATGGATTACCTGAATTTATAATACCAATACTATCTGATGAGTATACTGTAGGAACATCTATCTGACTATCTTTAACACCAAACATCTGCTCCATTACATATGATACTCCACCTATTGGTACAATATTCTTAGTTCTAAATATCTCTTCATCTAAAGTAGATTTACCATTAGGATTATTATGAATTTCTCCATACCCACCTACTACTTCAGTCGTAGCCCATATTCCATTTCTAGTTATATTATCATTAAACTTTAAATTTTCATTAAGATTCATTTTAAATAATCTCCTATTCTATTCAAACCATTTTCTAACTATCTTATCAGTTAGTTTCATTTTGATATTATCTTTACTATATATTTTACTAGTAATACTTTTATTAGTATCATATAACTTATATTTATCATTAATCTCATCTTCTTTATTTCTTAACTCAAATTTCTCTTTTAATCTAATTGAATTAAGATTTCTATGAGTTAATCTAATTAATACTTCTGATATAAATTTATCTTTAAATCTAATACTATTTTCATTCTTATCTTCACTAGCTAAAAATCTTGCTATTAATAAATTAACAACATCATCAAATGATGTATGTAATTTTTCTGGTACTTGAATTAATTTATTCATATAGAATATTTCATCAAAATACTTCATTGCATTTTCTGGTTTAGTATCTGCTATTATTAAAGTATCCATATTAATTACATCTACAGTATACGATTTAAAGAATCTAACTAATTTTAATAATAATTCAGATAAAGGATTCTCATCATCATTCATTAAGAATAGATATTGAATATCCTTTAATATAGTTTGTAATCTTCCTATTATATGATTTACATAAAAATAGATTTTCTCTTTAGAATCTACTTCTCCATAATCAAGAGATATATCTTTAAAGTTACCATAATCTATAAATATATCTCCTTTCTCTACGTCTTCCATAAATTTAGTTCTTGAGTAAGAAGCATATGATAAATTATTCTTTCTAAGATATTTATCATATTCTTTATTAAAATCTACAGAAAACAAAGAAGAATATAGATATGGATTTAAATGAAATAGGAATTCAAAATATGTATAAGCAGTTCTCTTTATTCCCGTCTTTTCTCCTGTTATACTAAATACTTCACTTATCTCAGTAGAATAAAATAAAGCATCATATAAAGTTCTTATTAATTCATAATCTCTTCTTTTATCTATTATCTTAGTTAAATAGAAATTAAGAAGAGTTTTTAATTCTTTTATATTATGATAAATATCATTAATAGCTTTTACTTTATCAGTAGCTGTAGCAGTATCTTGTTCTATGATATTGATATAATTAACAAATTTATCATAATCTTCTTTAGATAAAATCTTTTTAATTTTCTCTATTCTTTTTATAGTATCAGGATTAGAAGGTTTAAGATAATCAAAATTAAATTGAAATGTATCTCCCAATTTTCCATCTTTAGGAGATTTCATAAAATTAATTAATTGATTCTTTAAATTCTCTTCATCTGCATTTTTATCCCTTGCATTAGGATTAAAGAAATAATTAAAGTTAAATTTTAAAGTATCTAAATTATAATCATATTGCTCATGATTTCTTACATAATCTAATACTGAAATAACCTGAGTAGGAACTGTTATTATTTCTCCATATAATTTATGCTTACAAGCAGTAAGACATAATAGTGCTACTATAATATCAAAAATAGGAATAGGAGTTTCTCCTGTTATCTTTGGTAATTTAATAGTAACATCAGTTAAATCATTTCTCTTCTGTAGTAATAATTTAAGCATTATAATATTCTCATACATAATATCTGTCATCTTATAAGAAACACCCATACCTAAATATTTACTCTCTACAAAGTTATATGTATTTTCCCATATTCTTCTTTCAAGATTTTGATCTTCTATCCAAAATGGATCATTTTTTACTATATCATTATATTCTACATGATTAGCCTGTTTATCAAAAGTTAATAAGAAATTATCATCCATTACTTCAAATTTCTGGAAGTATAATTTATACATAGCTTTATAATCAGGTATCTTTTCTACTTCTCCAGTATCTGTATTAAATCTAGTAGTCCATTTTACTATAGGAACTCCATATATATCAAATAATCTTTCTTTAGCTAAAAAATACTTATATACTTTAATATTAGAAAATCCTAATAGATTAGATATATTATAAATAACTTTATCAGTAGCTTTATTTTGTATTAATACATTTAAATTTCTTAATAGGTTATTTTGAGTATCTTCATCTATACTAAGATTATATGGTACATTATATGCTTCATATAACATTTTAACTGCATATATATCAAAGAAGTTTCTATTTATATAAGAAGATAACTGTTGAGCATTTATCTGTTGTAATGTCATAACCATTATCATCATTGCTATTACATTATCATACTTACTAAAAAAACTCCTATATTGATATACATAAATTATATTAACAAAATATTCTCTACACTGTTCATATATTCTAATAAACTCATCTACTAGTACATCTTTAACAGAAGTATCTTTCATCTGTATTATTTGGAAATTCTTACCGTTTCTTGATATATCAATAGATATTCTATTTGATCCTATATACTTTAAATATTTCTTAGTAGGATTATTTTTATAAAGATCATCTATATATCCATATCCTTCTATAATAGAAATATAATAATCTCCTTGACCCGGACTAATAGAATTATAATAATCTTGAATTCTATGTATAGGAATATCTGCTCTAAGATTATAATTCAATATCACATCTTCTGGTGGATATAAGAAATTTTTATCTTCTACATCAGGATATCCATTTAGCATTCTATAATAATTATTTTTTTCTTCATAATTCTTTATAATAGAATTTCTTCTTAGCTCTAATAAAGGAGTTCTAAATTCTTGAGGTATCTTATTAATATTACCATGTAATACTGGTATTATTATACTATCTAAAAAGATACCAACTTCTCTCATCTCATATTCAGTATAATCAATATAAGTTTCAAAAGTATCTCTTTTATGTAAAGCATCAAGATAACCATCAGCATTCATCTTAGATTCTAATGTTTCATTATCTTCTGCAATACCAGTATATTTTATAGTAATATTATGCAATAAAATCATGAAAGATTTATACAAATTAGTCAATGGGTTGACGTTATTTGTAGCATTGTAATTCTTCATAATTCTTTTATGAATCCTTTCATTTTATTGTAAAATCTTATTTTATTGTGCTAAGACATTGATTTTAATAGGTTTATCAAGAAAGGTGGTAAAGTAATGCCCAAAAATCTACCAGATATTATTTATGATAAAACTAATATCACCCCTATTATAGATTCTACAAATTCTTATTATCAAATTCTTATGTATAAAGATATTGATTATTTATCCAATTATGATAATTATGTATCTTTTGTAAAGGGTATAGAGAAGATGGTAAGAAATGATGATAGATATAAGAAATATATTAATTATTTAAAGAAGAAAGTAAAACTAGATAAATGTCAAGTATTAAAAAATGTAACTGATGAAGATGCTACTATAGAAATGCATCATGGTCCTATATTTACATTATTTGATATATGTGCTATAGTACTAGAATATTTTATAATTAATAAATGGAAAATATCTACTTTTAGAGTAGCTAATGTAGTATTAATGGAACATCAACAGAATAGAATAGGAGTTGTTATGGTTTCTACTACTATTCATGAAGCTATTCATAATGGTGAAATATTTATTAACTATCATCAAGCTTGGGGAGATATAGCAGGATTTGTAAATAAATATAAAGTAGCAATGAGTGATGAATACAAAGAGCAATTAAATAAATATATAGATAGATCATTATTGTATGATAGTACAGATTTCTCTGTATTAGATTTAAATAAAGATTTAAAAAAATAATAAAGTTTGTAGACTACGAGAAATTAATCCCGTAGTCTACATTAGATTTTTTTCTAGAACTTGAATATACCTGATAGCATAAAGTTGAGGAAAGAAAATACTATCATTACATTAGTGTTTATTAAATACCTTTTGCTATTTCTTCTTCGGCTCTTTTCTTTATTCTTTCAGGAGCATTTTTAAAATTTCTAGGAGCCCAGAACATGCAATCTCGAATGAAATCCAATATTTTATGCTTCCTATAAAATTTAGTCCAATACTTAACTTCTTTAACCCAAGAATCATCAAGCCTTTTCTCAAATTCTTTATATTCTTCTGATTCATAGTAATTGTAATCACTTTTATTATTTGATTTGCTGATTACTGGAGTTTCTTCTTCATCTCTATTCCAGTATTCATCATCTTCTTCTTTTAGATAATTTAAATCAGGAAATACCCAATCAGGAGTTGCATCTCTATAAGCTTCACTCATTGTAAATAAATCCCTGTCATAAAAATCATTAGTATCATCAAACATATTTTTCTACCTCTTTTAATAATATTTTTTAGTTACTATTGTGTAGTAATATAAATATTATTTTACATACCATTTATTTCATTAAAGAAGTCTAATGGTATATCAAAAGAGTTATCATCATCCACATAATCACTATTTTGAAGAATAGAATTATCTATTAATTTATTCTGGTGTAATTTATAAGTATCCTGCTGAGCTTTTTTGATAGCTTGAGCCATCATCTCATCCCAGTTTAATATATCTTCAGATGCTTTTTCTTTTTCTTTTCTTTCTCTCAATTCTTCTACAAGAATATCATCTACTAGATTATAATTTTCTGGTTCTGGTACATGAATACCAGAATTATCTAAATCCTCATCTTTAGCGGCTCTACTAATTCCAAATGTCTGTAAATTATTACCATGATAAAATACATATAGGGCAATAAGATATGACATAATAGAATCATCATGAACATTTTATCTATCACATTTCTGTGTAGCTAGACTATATCTTCTATTTATATTATATTACCAAATATAAACAGCCTCCCGTTTCCATATAATTAATATATGTACTCTACTCGCTTCTTCATATAGATATTTCTTCTATACTATGCTTTCGATAGTCGTTGAACCTTACTTATATTTCTATAAGTCTTGGCTGCTGATTGTCTTTCTCTTATTAGAGTTAAGATGTCCCAGCAATTAAAGAGGTTTATTCTGACCCTCATAATTGAGCCAGGTCCCGCTTCAACTTTCCCCGAGGATTTCCTTACTAATCTACTTAAATCTCTAATTACATTATGAGTAACAAATTTCTCTTTATACTCATTAACATGTCTTGCTAATATAGCCATCATATCATCTCTTGATTGATTACTTGTATACACACCATAATATGATTTCATAGTAGTATTCTTTTTAAGCATTGATTCAATAGTCTCATTAGATGTTAATTTATCTTTTACAAGATCTAATGATTTATCAAAATACAATCTTGGTAATATCTCTGAATGATATAAATGGTCTATAATTCCATCACCTATTGAGTTTCTTTCTATTATAAGAACGCATCTAGGTAATACCTTACATATTTCTTTTAATAACTTTTCATACATAGTTTCTCCTATATATGAAGATTCAAATTCTGCTACTGGTTCTACTTTATATGGATCAATAATAGTAATAGCATTATTATCTCCACCAGTACCAGTAGAGCAGTCTACTCCAACTAAATATGGAACTCTCGGATTTAATATACTATAAATATCAAATTTATAATAATCCAATAACCACAATTCATCTATTGGTTTCTTTTCTGAACTTACAATATATTCAATATCTTCTTGAGGGAATGGTGATGCAGAAGAACCATGAAGTCTTTGTAATAATATCTCTCTTCTAACAACAAGAGGATTACCAATCTTTGCAGACATTGCTTGTAGCCAAGCTTCTGTTTTTCCTAATTGAGTATATGAATACTCTATATAGAAAATTTTATTACAATCAACTCCTAACGCTTCAAAGTATTTTTCAACTTCATCTTCTCTCATATCATAAACTCTTTCAGTCCATGTAGCAGTTTTATCCAATATTAACTGTGCTTCCATACCAGGCTGGGTGTCGAGATCACCTAATTTTGTTAATCTATATATCTCTATATAGTTCAGACTATATCTTCATTATATATTCTATTACCAAATATATAATGCCTCCCGTTTCCATATAATTTCTATATGTACTCTACTCATTTATTCATATAGATATTTCTTCTATATTATACTTTCGATAGTCGTTGAACCTTACTCTTATTATATAAAGTCTTGGCTGCTGATTGTCTTTCTCTAATTAGAGTTAAGAGTTTCCAGCAATTAAAGAGGTTTTATACCCCCAGTGATAAATTTTAGGGGTGCATGTAAATATGCGAGCATACATACCATGATTCTTTTTAGCATTCGATGCAGCAGTTTCATATGTTGATACAGAGTTTGATATAATCGTACCTATATGATTAGTAAACTCTGGCTCGTCAAAATCAATTTTGTTAATCTATATATCTCTATATAGTTCAGACTATATCTTCTATTTATATTCTATTACCAAATATAAATAGCCTCCCATTTCCACTTTCGTGTACTCTACTCATTTATTCATATAGATATTTCTTCTATACTATACTTTCGATAGTCGTTGAACCTTACTTATTATTATACTAAGTCTTGGCTGCTGATTGTCTTTCTCTAATTAGAGTTAAGAGTTTCCAGCAATTAAAGAGGTTTTACTAGAGCTATTTTACTGACTCTAGGGGTGCTGTCATACCACGTGCTAAAGATAATCCACTTTCGTATGATGTCGCTTTTGCTTTTGTTATAATAGAATTACCATTAATAGGATTAGTCATCATAGTTGCATTGTCTTTTCCTTTTTGAGTAATTCCATTTTCATCTACTATACTATTGCCTCTCATATATTCAGGTAGTATTCTAACTTGTTCACTAAGTCTTTTTAAATTTGCTTTAGCTTGATCACCATCTTTATTTACAAAAATAAATTGTGAATTAGTAGTACCAAATTTAAAAGCCCAAGTTAATAACGCTACAGCAGATTCTGTTTTGCCTTGTTCATTTTGTTAATCTATATATCTCTATATAGTTCAGACTATATCTTCATCTCTATATAATAGAGAGCCTCCCGTTTCCACTTTCGTGTACTCTACTAGATTCTAATTATTATTAGTCGTTCGATAGTCGTTGAACCTTACTCTTATCAAGAGAGTCTTGGCTGCTGATTGTCTTTCTCTTATTAGAGTTAAGATATCCCAGCAATTAAAGAGGTTTTACATATACATCACTGTATAAGGAGGCAACATTACTCGCCTCGGTAGACATAACCATGAATCAATACCGTGTAATATACAATAAGCTTGTGCTATATTTCCTCTATTAGCTTTATAAGAAACTGTAGAACCACCTTGAGTTGGTATTCTACATATTTCTCTAAGATAATACCAAGGATTTCTAGCACATTCAGTAAGTACTCTACTTATCTGGTCTCTACTAAGTGTAGTGTGTCCATCTTTATCAACTGCGTGAGGATTTATATTAATTAAACTATAATCACAAATCTCTAACATAAAATAGAAATTTTTTATACCTAATCTTTTCAAATCTTTAGCAACTTGTAAAAATGAAGTATTACCAGTACCTAAGTCATAGAACTTACCATTGATTCTATTTATTCTATTTGCCATTAAATAATAAATTCCTTTCATATTTTTTGAATCAATTTATTTAACAGTGATTATTATTAAATAATATCTATGGAAACTAATTAATTAAATACTAAAAATTATTTATCAAGAAAGGAATATCCAATAATGGAAAATATTAATGAGAATGTAAATGAAGTAACTAATAATGAGGTTGTAGAATCTTCAGTAGAAGAAACAACTAAAAAGAGTAATGGATTTAGTTATAATGATTTTAAGAGTGTTATGGATATGATTAAATCTATGGATGAACAACTTAAATCTCTTAAAGATATGAGTGAAGGTCTTATTAGAAATACTTATAGACTTAATACAAATATTCTTGATGATATATTAAAATATGATAAGAAAGAATTAGAAGTAATGGATTTAGATGTAATAAGAGAATTTTTAATTAAGTATTCCACATCAGATGAAGTTACTGAAGAAATTAAGAATCTCGATGAAAAAGAACTAAGAGATGAAATTAAAGAAATTAAGAATTCTTCATTAGTTCTATTATCAGCAAAAACAGAAGCAGATAAACTAAAAGAAGAAAGTAATACAATATTCTCTGAATATATGAATTATGTAACTTCTGATAAAGCAAGAGAGATTAAGAAAAAGAATTTAGAGAATATGAAAAATTCTTTAGAGTTAGAGAAAGATATTAATAAAAAAGCAAAGATGGAAGATATGATTAAAACTATAGAGAGTTCATTGAATTATGATTTTCTCTATGATAGATTTAAATCATTAGGAAAAAATGAAGTAGAAAATATTAAAGTAGCTTTCTTCGATAATAGAAGAGGAAGTTATATAATGGATAAATTTCATGCTAAGATGAAGATGTTTGGATTTAAACAGGATTTATATACATACTTCCTTAATATAGAAGAAACTTTCTTAGATGAAAAATATCATCCATTTAATAATCTCTTTTTATTTATTTATGCAAGAATGATTGCTTATTCAGATCCATATAATAAAAAAGATGTTATGTTTGTTAATGCCATTAATAGTGGATTAGCAAGTCTTATTTATCATAAGTTTGAATCAACAGAACAGGAATTAAACTTTAAGGGAATTATAATGGGTATTGATGATTACTTTATGGAATATAGAGATTATTTCATAGAGAATAATACTACATATGAAAAGCATCCAGAGAGAATTAATTATGAATCATCTAAAGAAGATGCATTGAAGAGATTCTATATAGATAAACTTCATTCATTAGATATTAATGATTTTAATGAAAATATATCTTCTAAAGAATTAAAATCATTATATGAAGAAAAGTTTAATACTCTTGTAGATAATCAGTTAGCTGAATATGATAAAGAAGAGAAAGAAAAAGAAGAATCTGAGAATAATAAACCAGATGAAGTAATAGAAGAAAATAAGGATGAAAATGAAGAAGAGGTTAAGAAAGAAATTGTGGAAGAAGAAAATGAATGAATATATAGAAATATTTAATAAATTAGCTAAACGATTTAATGATTTTTATACTAAGTTATACAAGCCGTTTAATAATTAATTTATTATAACATAATAATAAATCTTATAATAATTATAAGATTGTTCTTTTTTCAAACAAGTACTCCTTTATCGAGCTACTACCATAGCGGATTAATTTCTGCTATGGTAGCTTTTCCCTCAAATCACATTAATGTAAACTTAGAATAAAGAAAATGAAAGGATTTTATAAATATGGCTTCATATTTTAGATCAGATGGAAAATATATTTACTTAGAAGCAGATTATGCAGAATTTTATTTACCAGAATCATATTTTGATGAAACTGGTAAATTTGCTGAAGATAAAGGTGATACAATAAGAACTCTAGGAATATTTAATGTAGGAATATTTGAAAAAGATAAATTAAAAGAAATGAAAGCTTTTAATGTTCCTACATGGATAGAATTATTTTCTAATTCATCAGAGAATAGAATTGTTAATATTGCTAATAAAAAAGGTGATGTTAATGAAGTTAAATGTAAAGTATTAAATTATCAAAAAGGTGCTAAGATAATGGCAAGTTCGGTTATTCAAGATAGTAGTAACTGTGAAGCATTTATGGATCTAATTATAAAAGGAAAATTACCCGCTTGTATTCCTTACAGTAAAATGATGCAGACATGGCAAAAGAATCTTGATTTAAATAATGTAGGATTTAATGTAATGAATGTAGTAGAAGAAATGATATTAGCTACTATGTGTAGAGATAAAAGAAATCCTAGTAAGAAATTCTGTCAAGTAGTTACTACAGAAGATTTATCTGATTATGATTATAAAATGAATAATGTAAGACAGATATGTCAGTATACATCTACATTTAATGCTATTACATTTGAGGATATGGATTCGATGATTACTACATCATTAAATAGAACTAAATCTAAAGGAGAAGAAACACCATCTGTAGTAGAAACTATCTTAAAGCAATAGATTTCCTTGGATACCACTCCCGAACATTAAAATAAATCTATAGAGTTTTATTAAAAATAAACTCTAATATTTTAAATTGTAAGGAGATATAACATGGCACAAACAATACAGATTGTTCCTCGTTTTTCATTTCCACATATAGAAAGCTATGTTAATGACTATACACAGGTAGCTAATGATACTCAGGCAACTACCGTAGATGCATCAGTTATTGAAGCATATGCAGTTAGAGCTCCAAAGGGCGTAGATAATAGATGGATTAGAAAGACAACTAAGGCGGATGCCATTAAAACATTTGGTGATTCAAATTTTAAAAAATATGGTCAGCCATTAATGCAAGCATATAATGTACTTGATCGTAATAATTCAGCTGTATGGATGATGAGAGTTATGCCAGAAAATGCAGCTTATTCTAATGCAATAGTTTCTATTCTTTATAAAGCTGATACAGCAACAGATGCTCCAAAAGCAGCTGATAGAAAATTTAGAATTAAACTTGTTGCTAAGAGTAAAGAGAATATAAGTTCAGCTAAAGCACTTGCTACAGCAGCTAAAGGTACAGAATTTACTGATAAGGATAGTGAGAATTATGCTCAGCTTCCTTTGATGGCTGTAAGATATGTTGGTAGAGGTGATTGTGGTAACTTTTATTCTATGAGAGTTTCGCAGGCTCTTACATATGAAAAAGAATACGGAATTAAGATGTATAATTTTGAAGTTATTACATCGGAAAACGGATTGAAGAAAGATGCTAATTATGTAGGTGGATTAGTTTCTTCTATGAAATATACTTCTGAAGGTTCTACATTAATTGATGATGTAATTGAGGAAGCAGATATTGATAAAACACCTATTCTTATTAAGTGTAATGATGAAACTGTACAGGCTGTTTATGATGCTTATGTTAAGTTTATTAAACAGCAGAATACTGATTTGAAAGCTCAGTATCAGGCAGATCTTACTACTTACAATATTCCAACAGATCAGCTTAACGGTAGTAAACCAGTTGCAGCTGAGCATAAGGAAAATTATGCTAAACTAATGAAGCTTAATGAGCTTATTAATGCAACTGATGTAGATAATATACCAGATGTTGATATGTTTGACCCTATATATGGTAGACCAGTAGAATCAGTTGGAGAGATGCTTCCGTGTATTTATTTCCCTAAGAAATTAACATCTGATGTTAATACACATGACCCATCATATGATGCAAAGAACTACACTAATAGTGAAGGTCTTGTTATGTTCGATTCTATAAAAGGTCTTGTTCTTAAGAATGGTAATAATGGATATTTTGATACTCCTAGAACAGTACAGGTTGATGGTGGTTCACCAAAGACATGGACTCTTGAAGAGGAGTATGAAGATGCATTTATAAATGCGTATAATGGTACATATGATAGAAGAATTCTTTCTCCTAAGAGAATACCAGTATCAGCATTTTTTGATGCAAATTATCCATATGCTGTAAAGAATATAATCGTAGATCTCGCTAAGACAAGAAATGATTGTAGAGTATATCTCGATACAAATATTATTCCATCATTCTCTAATTCTATCGTAAAAGGTCTTATTAAGAGTTATGGAGTATTTGATAATCATATGATTTCTGTAGATGTACAGAATTATGAAGTTAGAGAGTATTCTACAAATAAGAGATGTAATGTAACAGTCTCATACTTCAATTCAGCACAGTATGTAGATCATATTACAGAGAATGGAATGCATATTCCGTTTGTTAGAGATAATTGTACTCTAACAGGTCATATTAAAGATAGTCTTCAGCCAGTAGTTGAAGAATATGATAATGACCTTAAAGAGAGATTGTATAATAATAGACTCAATTATTTTGAGTGTATTGGAGAGAATACATTCTATAGAGCAGTACAGAATACTACACAGAAAGCAGAAACTGATCTTCTTGAAGAGTCTGATTCTACTATTCTTTATACATTGAAGAGAATGGTTGAAAAGGATACAGAGAGTCAGATTTATAACTTCTCTGATGAGAGTGTAAGAAAAGATTTTGTTACTGTAGAGAAAGCTAAATATGCTTCATGGATTGGTTCTATGGTACAATCACTTGAATTCAATTTTGCAACTTCTGAATATGAATTTAATCATTCTATTCTTCATCTTTATTTATCAGTAGTATTTAGAGGACTCACAAAGAAGGCTATTATTGAGATTGATATCAATAAGCGTCAGTATGTAGCTCCTACTGAGTCAACACAAGAATAACGAAAGGAGATAGATTAAGATGGCTAATACAATTCAGAGTGGTATAAAATCCCATACAAATAATAACCTTACCAATTATGCTCTTTTCCTTGGTGGTACAAATGTCATTAACGAAGTTCTAAGATGTTATGACCCTCTTAAAACTGGTTATGGTCGTTTGTTCATGGTAAGAAAACCAGCTTTTCTTCTTGATCCACAGACAGGTATTCCACAGCAGTTTAATAAGTTTAAGCATATTGTAGAATATGGTAATACTGAAATAACTGGTCTTAATGATGTATCTGTAGAATTTGGTCAGATTACTGGTGGTTATATTGGTAAGTCATTCGAGATTCCAACTTTTGCACAGGATAGTACAAACTCATTTACGGTTACAGTATACGAGTTCTCAGGTTCTCCTGTAAGAGAAGTATTACATACATGGATTAATGGAACAACAGACTTGATGACAGGTCTTTCACATTACAATGGTTCTAGTCTTGAAAGACTACAAGCTAACCAGACAGCAGAATTTATTTATTGCTCAACTGATGTAACAGGTGAGAATATAGAGTATGCTTGTCTATTTGCTAACTGCTTCCCAGGTGGTTTGAATACTGACGTATTTAATCAGCAGGGTGCTCAGCATGAAGTTGTACAGACTCAGATAGAGTTCCATTGTACTAAGTATGAATCAATACAGATTAATAAGATGGCTAAGGTACTTCTTGATAAGTACAAGATAGTAGCTAACTCTCTTAACTTCTATAGTGGATTTAATGCTTCAGATTTCAATGAGGCACTTCATTATGATATTAAGAGTGGTAAGATGGTATCTGGTGTTGGTAATTCAGCAGTACTTAATAGACCACAGAGTATTAACTCATGGAACTAAAATAAAAAAAAATAGAGAAGATAGATTTATACTATCTTCTCTATTAATTTACTCAATAAATGATATCTAGGAACATAGAAAATATATAATCCTAGATATCAAATAATTATCTCTTTTTCTTTCTTGATAAACTATAGAAGAATCCTTCTTTAAACATCAAATCATCATAAGTTCCATCTTCGACTATTCTACCATTATCTAAACAGAATATCTTATCTACATTTTTAACGGTAGATAATCTATGGGCAACTATTAGAACCATAACATCATTAGAAATATTATCTATAGCTTTTTGTACTTCTGCTTCTGATTTATTATCTAATGCAGAAGTTGCTTCATCGAATATCAATAACTGCGGCTTTCTTATAAAAGCTCTTGCTATCGTTATTCTCTGTCTCTGACCCCCTGATAACTTCATTCCATTCTCACCTATAATAGTATTAATATCATCAGGGAGAGATTGAATAAACTCAGTAAGGTTAGCTTTATCAATAGCTTCCCATACTTCACTATTAGATATATTTGTACAACCATAAGTGATATTATCTCTAATAGTACCATTAAAGACTAATCCACTTTGTTGTACTACACCTATTCTCTGTCTATAGGTATATTGGTTGACATACTTCATATCTACGTTATCTAACTTTATAGTACCAGAAGTTGGTTTTCTAATACCATTAATCAAAGCTAATATTGTAGATTTACCACAACCAGAATATCCTACGAATGCATATTTCTTACCTTTTTCTAACTTACAAGAAATATTATCTAAGATATTCTTACTATCATATGAGAAACTTACATTGTTTAATTCAATAGTATTGATATATTCTAAATCAATACTACCATTTTCTTCAAGCTTCTCACCAATCATATCCATCGCCATATCTAATGTAGATATAGTACTTACCATACGATTCATTTCTTTGAGAATTCCATTTACACTCTTAAATGTATCCTTAGCATAGCTATGAATAAGTGTAAATGTACCTATAGTAATTCTACCTATACTACAAAGATATGCACCACCAATATCTATTAAAGACCTACAAGCAATAATAACAAGATTCATTAATTCATTTAGTGTATTACACTCACTAAATACTTTAACCTTATTATTACTATCATTCTTAAACTTCACCATAATATCAGATATAATAGTATCTGCGTTACCGTGACATTTGATGAATGGTGCCATATTAAATGTATTTGAGATAGTACCGAGAATATCTTTAAAGGTCTTATTTCTCTCAACCACAATCATCATTAGATTTGAACCTAATGTCTTCTGTAGTAAGATAAATATTGGTATAATTACTAATACTAGAATACCTAATACTACATGTATCTTAACTAAGATAACAAATGATATTAGGATATTACTAATATTATATAGCATAACAGGAATATGATTTACAAATATATCAAATGTCATATTCATAACATTATCCATATTCTGATGTACAGTGCCAGCATCGTGACTCTCACTAAAATCTATAGGAGTCTTTAATACAACTTCCATGATTTTATGTTGAAGTTTTAACTTTATCTTTGCGTCAACTTTACAAAGAAATTTATAATATATCATACTTATAAAAGCAAATGATAATATTATAATAGTTTGTAATCCATACAACTTTAATACCTCAGTGAACGGATTACCTGATACTAATGCAGATACAGCCATTGCGAATACTATATTTCTAGCAGTATCAGAAAAGCTGTCCACTAAGCTGAATATATAGATTAATAATAGCTGTAACCTAGAACCTTTCGTACATCTCCATAGGAATTTAATCCTGTCAACCATTCCATATTTCATATAATTTACTCCTTTCTTATGAAACGATTAAAATGAAAGGTAATGAGATAAATGATTAGTGTATCATTTGTTAATAATACAATTAAGCCTATTAGGGTAAATGATGATTTGATTAATATTTTTAATATCATTAAAGAAAGTAATGATACTATCAAATCTCTAATCAATGATTATATTACTGAGAGTGAAAATCAAATGATGAATGAAGCTGTTGGATTATTCATTGAAGGAGAAGATGAAAAAGCATTAGAAAAGAAAAGTGCTGGTATATTTGATAAAATAGGTGAAGTTATTTTAGCTGTATTTAAAAAGATACAAGAATTGATAAGTAAGATTATTAGAGCTATTAAAGATGTATTTTATAAATTAGCTCCAGTAGAAAAGAAACTGGATATGATTAAAAAAGATAATCCTCAGATATTAGAAGATGCTAAGAAAAAAGAAGTTGATGCTAAAACACTACGAGGAAAAGCTGAAGCATTAAAAAATAAATTTGATGATTTCTTATCAGATAAAAATGGTTCGTTGACTAAGCTTAAAAATATTGGAACTGTTATAACAGTTGCTACAGCTATTATATTTATTAAAACTAACATGGATAAATATATTAAAACAAATATGGATGCACAAAAAGCATCATCTGAATGGTTTGATAGAGCTAAAAAAACTGTACAGGATATGAAGAAATTGGGTGGAGATTATGAAAAAGCATTAGATCCAGATTTACATACTAAAGCGGAAATTGTTGCAAATATATCGAATGCTATGCAGGGTAATTTTGGTAAAATTGTTACAGACTCAAATACTAAAATGAAATTCTTAAATGGAATAATGACTAAAGTAATGGGATATCTTGGACACGATACCGATGCTACAAAGTTTATGAATGCTATAAATGCTTTGAATAATGATTGATAAGAAAGGATATTTTTATAAATGGCTAAAAAAGATAACAGAAAGAATCAGGATACAAATACTACTGTAGAGAATAATGAGAATACAGAAGATGTTACAGAATCTTCAGTAGAAGAGGAATCTGGTACAGAAGAAAATGAAACAAGTGAAGAATCTACTCCTACAGAAATTCCTGTTGTAGAAGAATCATCTGATGAAAATAATACAGAAGAAGTTGAATCTTCTAGTATAGAAATACCGGAGAATACTACAGGTAGATTTATAGAGCTAATAGTTCATAAAGATACTATTGATAGAGTAACTGAATTATTAGATGGATATAATTTAAATATTATTGTAAATGATGAAGAAGATAAAGTTGTTGTTGGTCCATTGGAAGGTGATGATTTTAATAATGCTATTAGAATAATTGCTGGAAGAGGATTGATGTTTAAAATCTAATTATAAATAAATAACTTCAAGGGATTTCTTTAGTTCTCTTGAAGTTATTTAAAAACCATAATTTAATTAAGATAGAAAGGAATAGATATAAATGAAGTCTATTTATACAAAAATAGGTGATAAGTATTATAAGATTAATCAAGATACTAATATACCATCTATTTTAAATAAATCAGTTAATGGTACTTCTACTTCTGTTAAGATTGATAGTAATAATAAATATATAGGTCAAATTATTAATATCAATACATTAGAAGGTCCTGATACTAAATCTAATTCAGAATTATATACAGAATTTACTGATTGGATAAAATCAAAGAATATTAAATCAATAGATACTTTACAAAATTATTATAAGGTATATATGGATTATTCTGTATATCAAGATAATGCTGAAATAGAACACGCTCAATTAGTAAGACCATTGGATGTAGAAGATACTGCTATTGTATTAGGTGTTAATAGAGCTAATGAAACTGTATATAGAAGAGTTAAAAGTTTTAATCCTAAAATAGATTTTAGATTAAGAAATCCATTACCTCACGGAATTACTCAATCTAGTAAATGTAGATATAGATTAAAGATAAATAATATTGGTATATTTCAAGAGAAGAATGAACCTGCTGATATACATCATAATTCTACTTATGATATACCATTCTATATTCCATCATCAGTAATGAATACTACATTAGATGAATCTGTGTTAGTATATTCATCATATAATCTAGGAGTAGATATACAAGATATTGATCTTGAATATATACCAAGAATAATAGAAGTTACTATGTTTATTACATTAACAAACTTCGTAGTAGTATATGATGATTTAAAGATTCGGGAATTAATAAAAGCAAATGTAGAGGGTCGTCAATCAGCTGGTATAGAAAATATGCCACCTCTTACTGATATGACATTATCAAGAGAGAAACCAGAAGGTTCTGGTTTATGGGCTAGATTAGTAGATTAAAAGAAATAATACCTTGATAGAATTTATTTTATCTATCAAGGTATTAAATTTATTCTATTATAGTTTAATTAATTTACCACTCTTAAGTAATTTTAACATTGTAGTATTCTGAGATGATGTTCCTCTATATAAAGATTTAATAGGAACTATCTTATTCTTTACTGCAATATTTCTTCTATTCT